AATGTAAACCGAGTCTTCGGCCCGGATGTGAGGCAGTTTCGCATCCCAGTCCGGCTCCATGCTAAACACAACCATGCCGTGACAGTTATACGAATCAGCCGCGTCAGGCATTTGTGACGCCAAATGGGAGTGAACAAGGTAGTTGTGGGCGATCTTCGACCGCTTATCCGCAAACTTCTTAGCCGCATCCGACAAAGAGGAGGCTGCACTGCAGTTGAACGACGGCAACGGTGTCATCTTCGCGGCAAAGTCCCGCGCCATGTTGTCCACAATATTAGCAACGACCGGGCGAGGCCAATCCTCCGGGAAAACTCCGGGCGCAATCTGATCGAAGTCGCCGTGGCGGACAGCACGAACCTGCACGGCGGCGTGGTCGCGGGTGGCGTACTGCAACGCCAGCGACTCAACCTTCCGCACAACCTGGTTGAACTTGTCCTGATCCATGGTTTCCTGTCGCCTAGTTCGCGCCGGTAACAAACTGCCTGCCGGCAGCCCTGCGACTCAAATACTTGTTCTTAACGTGCGTCGTTAGAGGGTGATCCCCGCCCGTAACGTAAAGCCGAGCCCTAGTCTCAGCGAACCACAACGCCATCGGGCCATCCTGACGGAGCTTCCCACCAGACTTACCCGGCACCCACGTCACCAACTGGTCAATCAACGCCTTCACGCCCTGACTTGAGTCAGGGTCAGGCAAATGCAGGATGTTGTCGCCATTATGTTTCAACTTGCCGCCCGAAACCTCCGGGGACAACGTCCCAAACAGGCCCTCCATGCTGGCAACACCAAAATCCGGGTCGATCTTGTTCCTGCCCGTGTAATGGGGGCTGATCTTGATACCCCGCTGCTTGCAATAAGCCATGACCCGCTCATCGTGATAAAGCCAATTGCTATAGCCTTGAGCTTCAACAACCCACTCAGTGATCCCATACAGCGGGGTCAGTTCCTCAATGCGTGCCGCGTACCACGACGGCAACGTGTCAGACCCCATCCAGGCGTTAAGGACCCATCTCTCCTTGGTCCTGCGATCCACCGCATACACCAGGATGAACGCTTCCCCAGTGCCGGCGGGGTCAATAGACCCCATCACCTGCATGCCCTCCGCGCCAAACTTCGGGTGACCCCACGCCCCAGCCTTCAACGGGCCAGCCTTCCGGCGACCTTCCACGCACCCCCGCACACATTGGGAGCTGAACGTCATGTCGTCAGAAGTTTGCTGCTGCTGCCACACCAAAGCCCAAATCATGGGCCGGTTGTCAGCACGGGCCTCCGCACAAGACGGCCCATCCCATGCGGGATACATGCCATCCTTGTCCGGCTCAACCTCCAAGTTCTCATCAAGCGGTTGGCTTGACTTGGGCCAGAGGGTCACCCAGTCTTTAGGGTCCTCCGCATACTCCAACACTGCAGGAGTGCGCAGGACCGTCCACGGAGACTTCCCCGTGATGTAAATGTCGTCATTTAGAACGTGCGAGTAAAGGTCCATCGGCGCGACACGTGTGCCAACCAAGGCCACGATGCCCGTCTTGTTACGTGACAGGACGGTTCGGGTCAGCCAGTCAAACTGCTTCGCGTAAGCGTGCGCGTTGTTGTCGTCAATCGCATCGTCAAGGATGACAAGGTCAGCTCGCCTGCCGTAGATTCCGCCTGAGCCGATACCCACCGCGATAACGCTAGGGTCCTTCGAAGCCTTGTCCGCAGCATCAAGGTTCCTATCCGCCAGGTAGATCACGTGGTTGGCCCAACGACCCTCGCCGCGTTGCGGCTTAAACCCATCAGGTGGGCCATATGCCCGCTGCATGTCAATGAACTCTGGATCGGTGAGCATCGTCTTGATTGAGTGCAAGAACGTGGAGGCGAACTCCGCCGTCTTTGAGATGACCACAATCCGGAGGGCTGGGTTAAGGCATAGCCGGTAGGTCACATACTCCTGCGTGATCACCGTGGACTTGCCGTGGTGGGGCGGGCAGTTGATCAGGATACGACGCGGTGACGCCTTATGGTACTGAATCGCAGGATGCCACAAGGTGGGCTCTTTGCCCTCCAACACGTCCACCCACAACTGGTGATGCGCATACGTGTCACGCCCAAGGTAGCGTTTCCGCCACTCCGCGAAACTGAGGTTGAACACCTCCGGGTCCTCACCCGTGCGGTCAGCCCGCTTGAGCCGGCCACGCGCCGCATCAATTGCGGCACCAAAATCCTTGTCACTCGCCCTGTAGTTCTCAAACGTCTTCGGGGTGCGCGACACCAAAGCGCAAGCGTCCTTGACCGAGTAGCCCTTGCCCACCAGCTCAATGAGTTTGGCCTTGATTGCTGGTACACCCTGCAGGCCCACGATTTTGGTTGCCATCAGGCGTCGAAGGCGATAGTCAGTCTGACGTAATCGCCCTGCTCAACTGCCGTGATCGTGGCAGGCCCCCTGCGGGGCACCGCCTCACCCCATGCCCGCTGCCACTTCTGCCCTTGGGAGACGATGTCTTCCTTGTGGAAGACGCGACTCACGCGGTAAGCCGGCGCTGGACCGAGACCAAGCCGGTGACGCCTGATCCGGTCAAGGTTGATCGGGGCAATCCTCACGCGGCCTCCTCAGACTATAGTGTGTGCTACTATAAAGTTATGGAACACAAATGGGTGCCAGACGGCGGGGCCGGGTGGGCCATCGTCTACATCGCCGGCAGCTTCCCCATCGGCGTCATCATGCTCACCACGTCATCGTGGGGGCCAGCTGCAGGGGTTGCCCTCATCACATGGCCCTGGTGGGCCACATGGGTGCGCGCCGTCAAACGTTGAAAGCGGTGGGATAGCGCCCTGTGTCGGACGGCTATCTCTCTACCCTAGTTCTACGCGCAGTGCACCACGCGCAAACTTCTACCGGGATTCCCTAAACGCGCCATAGTCGTCACACGGCGCGGGACCGCTTCGTAGCAAGAGTGGGAGTCGAACCCACAACCTCCGGGTTTTGAACCCGGCGCCTCTACCAATTGGGCTACCTCGCCAGCCCTTGGCTGCCGTAGCTACACCAAGGGTCAGGACGGACTACCACCGAAGCGGAGTCCAGACCCACGTCAACACTTGCAGGCTGAACCAGTCTTCCCACACTTCGGGCACTTCTTACCAGCCGGCATCCCCTTCGTGGGGGATGTCTTCTTCGCAGCCATCAGTTACTCCCTCTTATCGTGTTCGCCGCATTCAACAACGCCTCATCCACACGCTCCTGCGGCCAGCCAACTCCAACGATCTTCCCATCGCTGGTCGTCGGCAACCCATGCTTCGTCACCGTCGCACGCCACTCCGTGGCACTAGGGGGTTGGGGGTACCGCTTAAGGGGGGTCCCATCACGCCACAAATGCACCGGACCAGCAATAGGACCAGGGTCGGGAAGATTAGAACAACGCCTACCATTAGCCCACGCCATACCAATAGGATCGTACGGAGTCGGGGGGCCAACACTAAACCCACCCGGCTCATCAGAAAGATCAGCAAGAATAGCAGAATCGTTCGCACTCAAATAGGCCATCAACAACTCCTCAACTAGGTTACTCCTAGTATACGGGTTCCGGCTCCCCGACCTCGCCGGGGCGGGGGCGGTAAGCTCACGGTGGCGTTTGAAAGAATCCAATGACCATGAATTATCCGCAGTACCCCAAGCGCGAGTCGCCTCGCGCGCGGCTCTTTAAAAGCGCTTCTAGTAAGCAACCCTCTCAAAAGGGTTGCTGCTTACAAACGCTTTATGCAAACTCCCTTACGGTCGTTTGCACGGGCGCTTCGCTTTTTACCCCGCTTTCGCTAGTTAAGGGGTACTGAAACTAGCCCGACAGTCCAGCACTTCCCCAAATAACCCTGTGACCTGCAACGATGACCATCCACCCCTCGGACGTTCCAGGTTATCCACAGGTTTCACCACCCCCACCCCAACCACACGGTGACCAGCAAAGACGACAAGAACAACACCCACCCGCCCATTCTTTTCTGCAAAAAATAAATGCCACACTAATGCGGGGATACTCCGGGAGAATAGACAGAAGCCAAGTATACAGGGGACGAAACCGGACATATTAACATGATGGGGTCAAAGCAGGCTGAATGTCCGTTGTGTGCATTGTTTTGGGTTATGGATTGGTCATTGTTGTGCTCAACCCTGGCATTGTGCAGCTCATGCGTTGCATGCATGCACTCATGCTTGTCTATGTCATGTATGTGTGTATGTAATGGGCACTGTACTAAGGGCAGTGTGCAATACGTACACATATCATCACCTGCAATGCAGGCAGTGTGTGCCCTGGTTGTGTACCAACCATTGTACCAGGGGCACGAGTGCCGCGTCTCGTGCTACATGAGAATGGTTCTCATATTGTCGCAGACTGTCTTATCCTTGTCTGGAATGGTTCCAGTCTGCATGCTGTGCTGTCTCATCAGTGCGTGCTGATGTGTGCAGGCTTGGCGGTGGGGGCTGCGCAGCACGCATTATTACGTTTTGGTAACGGGATTGGTTGGGGCTTGTGTTCGTCTAATAGGGTGTGCTTCAATGTGTCCATGAGCACGAACCGAGCAGCCAACACGAGAGGATCGGTCATGAAGTCTTACACAGTGGTTTGGTCGATGGACATCATTGCAGCCACACCGCAGGATGCCGCAGGGAGGGCACTTCTCATACAGCGTGACCCCGAGAGCATCGCTACCTGTTTTGAGGTTACCGAGCAGGGCGTTGACCTTGGCCGTGACGTGCCTACGGTCGGGGAGACCGTGCAGGTTGACCTGACGTATCCCGAGCACACGTCATGAGCACGTCAACGCTCCGCCCGTTGTCGCAGCACGCTAGGCCTGCGTTCACCACAAGGGGGACGTGCAGCGTGTGTGGGCTGACGGATGTTGTGGGCACGTCTAATAGGGTGTATCGACACGGCGATTCTGCCGTGTCGTATGACTCGCATCAGGATGATTCGATGTCATGCGCTCAGTGCACGATGACAGGGCGTGCGTGATGACTCGTCGTGAGTTGAATGAGGCGCGTTGGGGCACGCGCATGGTTGCGCGGGACCGCGTGAAAGTGACCGTTGCACGTCACCCTGTGCATGTGGTGCGTGCGTTGTGACACGCGAGTATGTGGGACACCACAGGGTGCCCGTAGGGGTTGCACCTAAGCCTTACGTGATCGTGCGAGTCAAGGCGCGTCACAGTGCATGATGTGATGGCGCTCATTCTGGCAGCACCAACGATGGTGCTTGCTATCTGGTTGGGTTGGTCCGGTTTCAGGATGTCTTGGAAGGGTGAGTAGTGATGAGGTTCAGTCTGAGTTTCAGCATGGACAAGCCCCCGTTTGATGGTGGGGATAACGGTGTGGACGAGGTTGTACGCATCCTGCACACACTGGCAGACAGGATTGACCGTGCAGGTACGACATCCGACACGCCGTTGACCGTTCTCGATGTCAACGGGAATTGGATAGGCGAGGCACTTGTGGTTGATGACGATGGGTGGGTGATAGATGACTGATGCGCTTGGAGGCTCACGGCGCATGGTGCCCGAGTTGGGTTCGACCCCCAGGTGAGCCACGCAAGTACAGGTACGCAGACAGGCGCAACTAGCAGGAAGGGAAGATGCCATGAAACGCGAGGAAGGCCGGTCTCAGGCAAGCGCAGACGCGCTAGCCTCCTACATGCTGTTCGTTGATGACCTGAGCATTGCTCAGAGTCTCGTGCATCAGTGCAGGCGTGACCTGAATGCCGCGATTAAGTCACTGCACCACGCACAGATGGCCGAGCAGCTTGCGCTGCAGGCTTATGAGTCCGTGCCCTGGGCAGATGCGTCATGAGCCCGCGAACAACGTCCTACGTTGTTGTGTGCGGCAAACTTGTACGGGCACCACACGGGCGCAGACAGGCGAGGGTTGAGGGTTCGCGTGATCTGTCGGAGGCTGGCTTGTTGGCCGCATGGACTGCCGCAGAGCAGACTATGCGCGACCTGACTGCTGAGCTTGAGCGCCGTGACGCGACTGATGCGTTCGCCCGCGAGTCAACCTACCAGTCGGTGCGAACGGCACGCCCGAACATTAACGCAGACTACGCCGCATACCTGCACTCGCAGTACCTGGCAGCGTGTGACGCCACTCATTCTTATATGGTGAGCGCCGCCGGCAAAGCCAAGGGTTACCAGTCGTTCGACTTTTTCAAGGTCGGGCGCAGGCCGAGTGTTGAGCGTTGGGGTTCGGATGAGTTGCGGGCATGGTTGGGTTCGGTCAACGCCGCTGCGGGTTCCGTCACGGGCATGGGCAGGGTTCTGTCTAAGACTGAGTATGCGCGTCTGTCAGTGCCACGCCGGCCTGAGGGTGTGGCCGCATGAGTGACAAGGCCAAGCCCGCGAAGGGCACCATCAAGCAGGTAGCCGAGTGTGAGCACTGCTGGCGCATGCTTGAGAAAACCAAGATCAGCCAAGGCTGGTATCACAGCGAGACGGGCGAGAGGGAGTGCTGACATGATGGGTGTAAGGAAAGCGCAGTCCTTTCCTTGCCCTGCCAACGAATCGCAAGCGATGTCGTTGGTTGACGAGATTTGCGAAGCGCAGACACCCACCGGCTACCACAGCACGGACATGGTGACCGTGGACATGGGCGCAGACACGCAGGGCTTGACATGGAACACAGCAGGGCACACACTAGTAGCAACACCAACGAGAGGAGCAAACATCATGAGCAACTACGCACCGTGCGACACGCGGACACTCGTCCAGCAGATCGGCCACGGCAACATCCTCGCCATCAGTGGCGGACGGGTACAGGTACGCGAAACCGGCGTAACCCTGCCAGTGCACGCGGGCTACAGGGTCACCGTTGACCTGGCCGGCAACGACACCTACACCGTGCGGCGCATCTTTGAGCGTGGCCCTAAGACGTGGGTCAAGGGTGAGCTGACCGACGTGTACGCGGACCAGTTGGGGGAGGTCGCGTATCAGGCTAGCTGTTACGTGAACGTCGATTTTGGTGAGGAGGTGAACGCCTTAGGGTGACATCGAAAGCGTTAGGCCCGACCAGTAACCACGCTGGGACCACACGTGCAAACCGTGGGCGGGCACGATCCTTACCCC